TGGATCTGTGAAATGGCAGATATTTCCTCCTTCGTTGCTGATGATAAAGCGTGGGATCTGTTCTACGATACTTACGAAACTGCACTTGCCTGATATGTTGAAAGCACTTAACAAGAAAAGATCAGCAAACTTCTATTCTAATCAAGTGAAATTTCTCCTTCTCATTGTTATCGGCGTCCTGATCTACAATAGCAACGACGCTCGATTCTTTATCTCAGATCAACTCAACAATGCTTCTGAGATTGTCCGCCCTGATGCACAACTCAACTTCCGCTACTGATTAACACTAAATTATGACTATTATGAATCCTTACGTTGAAAACCTTGTTTCGATGGGTTATGATCGAAAAGACGTTGAAACTGCGTCCACTATGTTTCAAAAGAAAACGTTCCCTTATACTATTCACGGTCGCACATATCAGACCGAAGAAGAGTATAACGAAGCAATTCACGATTTCATGAACGGAATGTAATTATGGAAAAGAAAACTAAACTCATTCCCCTATACAATGGCGCTGTGAATGTGTCTCCTAATTGTCTACAAGACCCCGCAGTTATGGCGGCATTAGAATCACTCTCCAAGCGTAATTGGAAGGCGTATGATCCGCCTGAAGGCGTGTGGAACATTTCTGATCGACACTAAGACAGTTGAATAAGTGGCACATAGGTGGTTCCCATGTCCCCCTTATGCCCTATAATAAAGACATCAGGGGGAGGGAAACCAACCCCACCAAACATTCACTCAACTCTCTCAAAATGCGTAAGATCGAAGCACAAATGAACGCCGCTATTCAAGCAAACAAGAACTGGCAATCTGGTAACACTGCTGTGTATTTTAACGAAGAAACTGGCGTTTCTGTTGTTCGTCTTCACGGTAACAAAATCGCTGAAGTTAGTGACAACGACATGACAATCTTCGATGGTGGTTGGCAGTCTGTTACAACTAAGTCTCGCCTTAATGCACTTTGCGAAGAATTTTGCATCGCTGGTGAAGGTGTTTTCCAGAAGAATTACAAGTGGTTTGTTCGTAAGTTTGCTGGCGCAATCAACGGCAAAGATGTATTCGTTACTGAAGATTTCAACAACGGTTACATCTTCGCCTAAATGATTAACCCCCAATCACTAACACTCTCACAGTTCAACAAAATGACTGAACAATCACCAAACAAACAAGATCTTGAACAACTCGTTGAAAACTATGCTTGGCATATTATCGACGGTTTAGATCACAAATCAGCAGATCAAATGTTGTTCGATTTGTTGACACGAGAGTATGAAAAGTTGACTTGGGATGAAGTCACTGAAGAGATCGTAGATCTCTATGACGAAGACACACTTATCGACCTACTTCCTGAAGCAAAATGAGAATCTTCCTCGCTGCTCTCGTTATCATCATCGGAGCAAACATCGGTCTAAACGCCATCAACAACGTCAAACAAATGCAAGACAACAAAATTCAAAAGTATTGCATGGTTGATCCTACTTTCCATCCAGATTGCAAACAACAATAACAACACCACACAAACATTCAAAAAGTCAGTATAATTACACTAGACGCAATCGTCACCTAATGACTGACTTTCACCTAGGGCAATCTGTTACCTACAAAGACTTCACAGGGTACATCAATTTTATCTCAGATGAATACATCACCATATGCATCAGAGAATATACACCACCCGCAGAAGAAACCAAACACAGTAAACAACAGCAGCGCCAGGTTTGTTTATGCGTCTTCCCAAATGATTGGAACTATGTGACACAAACCCCAAAACAGGTTACTAATAAGTTTTCCACAGATAATGCGGAGATTGTGGAAAACATTAAATAAACTACTATGTGTGTTTAATCCCTCTCTAAATGTCTCCACTAATTGTACTCTTAGCACGCTCGCTAACAGATGTCAACCCCTCTGAAATACCTCGGAGACCCTATCATCACCATTGCTAATCATTCGCCTCTCAGTGTCACTCACAGGGCACTTGACAAGTATCACAAACTATGGTACAATAACCTTGTAGAGGTTCAGAAACCCTCCTAGTATCTTCAAGACTTATGCAGTTCCTTATCTACGACGATTCAGAGAATCTCAGAGCAACTTTCCAGTCCATATATGACATGGAGAGGTATATCGATGGCATTCGGAATGAACGGGGAGACAGTTACCCAAACACTCCGAGAATGTCGTGCTTCGATTATATCAAGTCGATCAAATGGTCTTGGGAATGTGTTGACAACTATGTGGAGAGTAAGGTATAATGAGAGGGAATAAGAGGGGCACTATGTAACACTCACTGGACAGTCACTAAGTATCACTGAGGGCAGTTAAATTTGCCCCCCTAAATGTTAAAAACGGCCACTACCCTAACCTACAAAGGTTCCCCAGAGCGTTTGAGATATTATTCGTTAAAAGTTTTCCACAGGTTTTAAAAAATTTTCTGAGGTAAAAAATGGACTCCAAGACCCGCGTAGAGCGACAGGACACACGTGTATGGGCAATAGAGCAATTATTGATCTTGGAGGGGTTTCTAGACCCTCGTATGTACGAATGCGCTGACTACTATGCGTCTGCGTATGCTTCTCAAATTCGTGATGATCTATATACACTATGGACTGAGTGGAAAAACGATAATCCAAGCAGTAATCCGCAGGTAATTAATCGACTGTAGCAGCATGTCCCATAGATTCACAACCAGACTTGAAGAAGACGATTTCGGAGATCTTATCCTTACGATACCATATGAAGTATGTGAGGAACTTGGTTGGGACATTGGGACGGAACTAGATTACGATATTACTGAAGACGGTACAGCATTTACATTACGCAAAGCAAACGATGAGTGAAGAGAAGATTGATTTTCTAAGAGATAACGATGAAGCACATCAAGTTATCAATATGTGTTTGCAACAGATTGGAGAACGTTTAGCGGCACTTGAGCAGTATGTACAGGGCATTCCTTTACAGGATGTAACAAAGATCATGTACAAACCAGATGGGTATGATGAATATTTGGATACGAAACAAAACTTTGATGAAATTTACCGACGATTGGAGGAACTGAAGGGTGGGGTGTAAAAACCAAGGCGATGTATGTGAGACAACGAATCATTGTCAGGAGTTTGTACCACTTGCTGCTGATCAGAAGGTAACTGTAGAGTTTACAGAATATCCAGTACCTGATTTACGCAGTAGTAATATCAATTTCAATATGCCACGCAGAGATGGCATTGCTGTGATGTATCCCAGTCTTCCAGTAACTACTAATACACGTACTGGGGGAACACCCAGTTCTGCCGCAATCTGTGGAAAAGTATCTCGTACTGTCAATTGTTTTGGTGCAGACGAGTATTACTATGGGTATCGACCGAATGAACTATCATTTGATTTGATGTTCTCGGATCGATTCTTCTCGTATTTGTACGATACCTCAGATGATGCTGGTCACGTTGGTATTGCTTGCTATTACTTGCAAACTCGTACTAATGCAACTACTGGGGGAACCCCTGATCCAGTAACAGGTGATCCCGACCCACCAGATTCCACAGAAGAATCGACTGTCTGCAAACCCTGCACGGCATTTAGTTGTGCTCCTGCCAAGACTAATCTGACTTATACAGTCCCTGAGGGTAATATTACTGGCGACCCCGACGCGCCGCATCCCACACTCTATGGTATTGGCACAGACACGAATAAACTGTGCTTCTCCTACGTCTCGTTAAGTACCACATTACCTAATGGTGTCACTGACCTGGAGATGTCCTATGACGGTGTTACATGGACTGATGTATGGGATGAAGGTCAAGCACAGGGTGTAAACTATGACACGCCCCAAAACCCGTTTACCACGGGCGAGGACCCACTTGAAGATTTCCAGATCTATGATCTCGATAGCGGGACGAGCGCCACAGGGTTCCGAGTAAAACTTTCTGTCAGTGCTATTGCAGATCTAGATGCCCCTGACCCGCCAGGTCCCACGTTCTCTGGTGTAAGATGGCGTATTCTAGAGTTGATGACCCCTGGACAGGGTTATACGGCAGGTACAACGTTTGATTTATCGTTCCCCTATACCGATGTAAACGCTAATGTAGTCAATCTGACTGTAAAACTAAGGATTAAATCAGTTGGACCTATCCAAGCAGTTGGTAGTGCAGCAGGTTTTGACGTGTTGAGGATTGGTGATACCATCAATGGACACACAATTACACATACATTCCACACTGATCTGAATAATTTTCCGTATCACGTTGTTTATTTGGACGGAAATGGTAGTAATTTTACAAAAGACACTAATTATACCTCTAGTCGTAACCATGTAATCAGTGCAAAAGCAGGTTATGGTATTGTCGATAGGGCAATTTTGGTGGGAGTGTACGAATTTTTAGATAAATCGACTCAATTTACTACTAATTCCATTGCTCAGAACGCACCAAACGTTTTTAACGACATTTTTCAACCCGATGTATCGGTAACTATTACTAATGGATCGATTACAGGCACTACAATTAACCTTCCTGGCGTTGGATTGGACAAAGTTCAGGGTGGACAACCTACTTTAGGCATTGCTGGAGACCCTGCAGAGGGTGGAACAAAGGCAGAAGTGGAAGGAACGTTCGTAAATGGTGAGTTGACGGCAATTAAAATCGTAAAAGGAGGTTCTGGATACTCTGCAGACAACCCTCCACAGATTTATGTGAACAATACGTCGTATAGAACGACCCAAAGTGTAGACACTCCTGGTTATGATCCATCAAAAATTGACAATGCGCTAGAAATTTACGAAAAAATGCCTGATGGTCCTGCAAAACCGTCAAAAGAACGCTTGGATAAGATTCGAGCGGCGTATGAACTGCCCCCAACGCAAGTTTCTAACGCTCCAGAACCATCTTTTCTGCAAAAACTCGATCCAACGCGCCTCAGACTCGAAACCATGCCGCAAAAATCGTATTCTCAGGCGGCAGTTGACGAATGGAGAGCGAATGCGGGCAATAATGCTGATAATTCCGAGGATATTTCTAATTTGAACGTCCCAGAAGTCATTCAAGACAAACTTAAAGCGCGAAATGAGTATGAATTGTCTAATTTAGACAATTTTGGCGAAAAAATCACGCAAAAAGTGATTCCTGCTGAGCAAACTAAGCGCACAGCAATGGTTGAAACGGTTCAAGGACCATTTTCTGACCTTCCAGTTGCTTCAGAGTACACTAAATACATGATACGTCAGTTCAAACCTGATACTACACCCGATGTAAAGATCTCTGTCACTCTAAGTTGCGAGGTTGCTCAAGAAGGTTGTGGACACGTCCCCTGTTCCCCCGTAGGAGAGACAGGAGGCACTACAAATAATGCTGATGGAACTACCACTACAACGTCTTACAGCACCCTTGTAGGACCTCTGGGAGGCGGTTGCCAAAACTGGTCAGCATCAGGTGAGATTGATCTCTTGAATGATATGACTGGCACTACCTTTACATTAGGTCTTGCTATTGGTGAATACGGTAATCCTTACGAGGAATAGTACATATGGCGCACATCAATCAGAACTACGATAACTCAGGACCACAAGCTGCCGCACTTTTTATGGGTAAGTGCAGTGGACACGGAAGTGGTGGTGGGGGATCTTGGCATCCTGGACCTGGTGGCGGAACAATTTCACCTTGTGCGTGTGGAAATCTATCATCTGTGAAGCAAAAAGAGTATGCTGCGGGTCATGATACGATGGGACAGTGGAGAGCACACCCCCAAAGACCGTATGATGAACCGATTGTTGACAATGTGATTATTAATGGTAAAATACCTATCGTAGACACGGATCTCCTGACGTTGCATCCAACTCAATCCAAGTATATGGCAACCCGAAAAGCGGGTAAATGCGTAGTTGTTTGTCCCACTGATGCATGGTGGTGTCATAAGTATACTGGAAAGGATAATAGTGGCGGACGTGAGTCTGCTGCTGGTCACATTCGCAAATGCTTTGCAAGTACAAAGACCGTTTATATTGGCGGTAAACTTGCAGGTAGAATGGGTGACAAGTTAGGAGACCAGTCTACTACTTTCCCCTGCAGATCAGTTATCTGCGGATCTTCCCCTGATGTTATTATAGGAACTTAATTTATGGCAGCACGTTCAAAATCTTTGAGTGGTTCGTTGAATATCGAGACGAGACCCAAAAAGACGAGGCAGGGTTGTGGTCAGCATACCAAATATGCTGCTACATCTAGAAACAAAGCACGCAAGCGTTATAGGGGTCAGGGTAAGTAACTAAATAGTTTTGTTAAATCTCATCATGTAGATGGCATTAAAGACTATTACAAGTGGTGACTTTAAAAAATCTCGTGCTTTTGCGGATATTTTAATGTCATTCAAACGTAACCCCTTCACGGATGACGCAAGTATCGTGAGAAATGATAATGCCATCAAACAGGCGATCAAGAATTTGATTCTGACCACACCTGGCGAGAAACCTTTTCAACCCACCGTTGGTTCAAAGGTCATGGATATGCTCTTTGAACCTCTTGATCCTTTTACTGCAGATGCCGTTAAGGATGAGATCATAAATACAGTTAATCAGTATGAACCTAGGGTAGAACTAACAAAAGTTGATGTTACCGCCATTCCTGAAGGTAACAAGTTGAATATCACTCTTGAGTATAGAATCGTAGGGTTACCAATTGTGGAAACAATCGAATTTGTTTTACAGAGACCTGAATAATGCAACCGAATAACCTAACAGCACTAGACTTTGAGGATATCAAAGCATCTATCAAGTCATATCTGAGAACTCGTACAGAATTCTCTGATTATGACTTTGAAGGTTCTGCGTTGTCGTATCTGATCGACACTCTGGCATATAATTCTTATTATAGTGCCTTCAACGCTAACATGGCGATGAATGAGGCATTTCTTACCTCTTCTACTGTTAGAGACAATGTTGTTAACATTGCAAAACTTTTAAATTACACACCTAACTCAGTTACTTCTTCAAAAGGTTGTTTGAAAGTAACTGTACAAACTGTACAAACAAACGGAAGTTATCCTAGTTCGATTACCCTGGCAAAAGGTCCTGTTGCGACTGGGGGTAATTTTATTTGGAACGTTATTAATAATATTACGACACAAGTTGATACAACTACTGGTCTTGCTACGTTTGATAACCTATTAATCTATGAAGGTGCGATTGTTTCCTTCAATTACATTGTAAACACCTTTGCAAAGCAAGAATATACAATTCCTGCACAGGATGTTGATATTGCAACTCTGTCAGTTAGAGTTAGAGCGAATGAATCCGCTACTGCATCGGATCTTTACTCTAGAGTAGACAATATTACTGGATTGACCGCTACCAGCAGAGCATATTTCCTCTCTGAAGGTGAGGACATGAGATATCAGGTCAGATTTGGTGATGACAGTGTTGGTAGAGCAGTTACTGACGGTGAAGTCATTACTTTGGAGTATTTGACTACATCTGGAGCAGAAGCAAACGAAGTTCAAAGTTTCTCCTTCATTGGAAACATCACTGACTCTCTTGGAATTTCTTATGGTGCAACAGATGCTACTGTTGTTGTCAAGGATCGCTCCCAGCAAGGCGCTGCAGCAGAGTCGATTGAGTCTATCAAGTATAATGCACCCAGATACTACTCAGCACAGTCTAGAGCGGTTACAGCGCAGGATTATGCACTGATTACCAAGAGAGTGTACACCAATGCTGATTCTGTTGTTGCATATGGTGGAGATTCTTTGAATCCTCCTATTTACGGAAAAGTATTCATTGTTGTTAAGACAAAAACTGGTACAACTTTGAATGATATCACTAAAAAGCAGATTGCTAGTGATTTGAGACAATATGCCATGGCATCTATTGATCCTGTCATCATTGACCCAGACAATATCTACATCTACACTAAAGTTTTTGTGTTGTATGATACTGGTAGCGGATCAAATGCATCTACTATCAAAACTAATGTCCAGAATGCTATCAATGACTGGGCAACACAAACACAAATCAATAACTTCAACTCTACCTTTAAAGCACAGGATTATCAGCGAGCGATTACCCTAGCAGATTCTGGTATTAGTGACGTTTCTGTTCAAACTTCTCTTCTGAAGTATATTAAACCAAATACTAACCAAACTAACACTTATTGCATCTCTACAGGTAGTCCACTGTACAATAGTGCTCCTAGTCAGGATGCTAGTGATGGAACATGTAAGAAAGAACCTATCTTACTGTCTGGTTCCTTTAGAACGGCAGATCGTCCTGGTATTGATCAGTATTTTGAAGATGATGGGTTTGGTACTCTTAGAACTTACTACAACTCTGGCACCAAGAAAGTATATACGAACAATGCTGCAGGTACGGTAAACTACGATACTGGTGAAATTTGCTTCGGTCCCGTTAATGTTATCGGTGCTGGTGTCAATGTAACGAATGCTTCCAATACAAACATTACAGACACTGTTACTGGTGTTGGTAGTGTTGTTGATCCAAACTTACTGCCTACAGATCTTCAGATTCCCGTATTGTTCATTCCTGCTAACAGTACGACTATTCCTGCATCGACTCCTGGTACTATCATTAACATTATTAATCCTGAAGTAACAGTTTCTCCGATCGGCACAACACCGCCCCCAACAATCCCTCTAAATAGTTTGACGCCAAGCGTTTTCAACCAGACACCTGTAACAATCGATCTCGATGCGCTTACAAATACTGGTTCGTTAAACGATTCTAGTTGTTTTTAATTAGATGGATATAAATAAGGTTTCTAACGTCTCGTCTTACCAGACTCCAGACTTTATCGAGTCTGAGTACCCGCTTTTCAATCGATTTATAGAGTATTACTATAAGTCACAAGAAAAGACTGGTTTAGGTCAAAATATTCTCAATAACTTCCTTCAATATCTCGATATTGATAAACTGGATATTGGGATCCTGGACGGTGCTACAAAACTTGTAGAGACGTTAGCAATCGACGCTGATAATATCACTGTAGAGAGTGTTGACGATTTCCTTGAGACTAATGGATCGATTCTCGTCGGTGATGAAGTAATTTACTATGAGAAGACGCAACATGCTCCAAATATTGCGTTAAGTCCTGGTATTTCGTATGATCAGGTTAAACTGAAGTGGATTACCCTTCAGAATAATATTAATTCGTTTGATGGCACTACAGTAACCTTTCCTCTGGTCTCTCAGGACAATCCTGTTGGTCCTCCATCTGATCAACACCTCATTGTGAGAGTTTATGGCGAAACTCTTATTCCTGGTACAGATTATCAGGTAAACGGTAGCAATATCACTTATACAACTGCTCCTAGAGCAAAAACTGCTGCTGATGATGAGACTAGCACCAGTATTACCTATTTGAACGGTTTCGTTGAAAACACGATTCCTGCTCTGGATAATATTTCTAGTTCTTTCGGTGAGGGTGAAACTGCTTTCCCTCTGACAAGAAATAACGAAAAGTATGAACCTATTGCTGATGAGTATGTCATCGCAATTTATGATAATCGACTTCTTGTACCTAAAGTTGATTACTACATCGATAAAAACCTATTCATCTTCAAGACTGCTCCTCTGAACGGCAGATTCTTGTCGCTGTTCTCTATTGAGGCACCTATTCCCGATTTTGGTTCTGGTGCAAAGGGATTCTCTCGTGTTAATGCTGTAGGAGAGATTACTGGTGTATCTATTAACGATACTGGTAGTAACTATAGATTTGAATATCCTCCCAAGGTAACCATTGATGATGAAGTTGGTTCTGGTGCGTCTGTTAAGGCACTGGTCAATGGTATCAAGTCTGTAACACTGCTTGAAGGTGGTCTTGGTTATAGTGATACCAATCCTCCTACCGTCAACGTAGAAATTCCTACTAAAACTGGTTCTCAGGTTGCTAAACTCAAGGCAACTGTTACTGGTGGTAGTGTTTCTGCAATTGAAGTTCTTGATTCTGGTAGCGGTTACACATTTACTCCTAGAATTACATTCCAGCAACCTGGTGGAGCAAAATTAGCACCTCCTACCATGGTGGGCGGTTCTGTTAGTGGTACTATTACAATTACTAATCCTGGTCAGGGATATACTACACCACCCGTCATTTATATCGATGAACCCACTGGTACAGATGGTATTAGAGCATCTTTGCGTGCTGTTCTGACCGATGGTAAGATTACTAGCATTACAGTTCTCAATGCTGGTCAGGGTTATGAGGTAGTACCTAGAATTGCTGTTGTTGATCCTACTGGAGCACAAGTTCTTCAAACTAGAGTTGATGGCGATGGTCGTATCGTTGGAATTGAACTTCTCTCTGGCGGCAGCGGTTATAATGATGTTCCTTCTGTGTACATCGTTGATAACAGAACAAATGATGTCGGAACTTACATTGGTGGTAGTGGAGCAACCGCAGTAGCATCTATCTTCAACGGTCAAATCACTGATATTAATATTACCAACTTTGGTACTGGATATAGTGCAGATGCACCACCTACAATCGTTATTCAGTCTCCTTCGGAGGCAAAAGCGTCTGCTGACATCGGTTTAAACGAAGTTACGGGTTTTGAGGTTCTTCAATCGGGTAAGAACTACAAAAAAGCACAATTCCAAGGTTGTGCTAGAGCAGCGAGTGGTATTACTGGTTATACCGAAGATGGTAATGCTATTTTCTCAAATAACACTATTGCAGCAGCTGCAGCAATCGATGCACCTGTAAAATGTCTTGACGCACTATTTGTCAAGCGATTGCTCGATAAGTACACAGAACAGTTCTTACCTGATGTACCTGAACTCGATTATAAGAAAATTGACGTTCGTACATCGATCAAAACGATCAAAGATTTTTATTCTGCAAAGGGTACATCTTTTAGTATTGCTTATCTGTTCAAACTTCTGTATGGTGAGACTGTAACTGTCTCCTATCCTAAAGATCAGATCAGTAAACCATCTGCAGCAACATGGTCTATTGATACCATCTTGCGTGCTACTTTAGTAAGTGGAGATCCTAGTAATATCAAGGATGGTCTCCTGCAACAGATTGCAGACATTGCAGATCCTAATATTCAAGCAGCAAGTGCTCTGGTTGAGAACTTCCTGTCTATTCAAACTTCTACAACAGAGATTTACGAACTTGCTCTGTCTGAAGAAACTATTGTTGGGACGTTTACCGTACCATATAAGACAAAACTTGCTGAACCTCTTAATACAACCGATTCAATCATTACGGTTGACTCTACTATTGGTTGGCCAGAAAGAAACGGTGAATTTGTCATTGGTGGCGGAGAACTTGTTCAATACAAAGAAAAGTCGCTGAACCAGTTCATTGAGTGTACTCGTTCTGTAAACAATGTTGTAGAAGATTGGGATTCTGCTACAGAAGTCACTTCTAATTTCACTGTTTACATCAACAAAGACACTCCTCAAGAAGTTGTCATGAACATTGTTGGTATTGTTGATGCACAGCAAACAACTCTTACTGACACTGGTTCTTACTATCTGCCTGGTGATAAACTGACTGTTTCTAAACTGGGTGGTACAGGCACCAACCCTGAACTGACTACTTGGTTGTATAACGTTAAAAAACTGGTTGAAGTATCCAGTATCACTTTTGGTGGTGTAAACAACCAGTCTGCAACTGTTACTTGTAACAATCCTCATGGTCTTTTGGTTGGAGACCAAGTTACAGTCTATGGTGCTAACCCCATCATCTATAATGGATCTTTCCTTGTTACATCAAGAGATAGTTCCACAGTATTCCAATATCAACTTCCTCAACCTGCTACCGTTGTTCCTCAGGGCAATATTTTAGTTTCGGTTGACCTTAACAAAGGTAAGTCTGATACTTCAGCAGTTCAAAACGCTATTGGACCTTATACCACTAACGTTCAGAACTCGTTCTTCAATACCAGTGAAGTTTATGTTGCATCTACTGGTATTCCTAACTATAAGATCGGTCCTTTCCCTGGATCCGCTCTTCTTCCTGGTAACCAGCGTAAACTGAACAGGTTCCCAACCTCACCAGTTACGATCTCTACAAAGAATGCTATTAATCCTGGTCCTATTGGAACATGGGTCAATGGTGTTTCTATCTGGTCGTATAAGTCTGAACTTACTAAAACATTTGGTGCTGTCACTTCAGTCTCTATCACTGACTCTGGTAAAGATTATGATGCTGCTTCACCTCCAACACTGACTATCGATGGTGGCGGTGGTACTGGTGCAACTGCAGATGTAACAGTTAATGGTTCTGTTAGTGAAATTACTGTCACTAATGGCGGTTCAGGATTTACCTCTTCTCCTCTGGTCTCTATCGTTGGTGGAGGCGGATCGGGTGCTGCTGCAACTGCAATTATCACCAAGGGCGTAGTATCTAGAATTCTAATCAATAGCGGCGGAACAGGATACACCTCTCAACCTTCTATTACTATTGTTGGTGGTGGTGGAACTGGTGCAACTGGTGTAGCATCTGTTCGTGGTCCTATCAAGACTGTTGACATCACCAACGGTGGTGCTTCTTATACCTCTAATCCTAATGTTATCCTGAGTTCTGGATCTGGTGCTGTTGCACAAGCGATTGTAAACGATGGTCGTATTATTTCGATTGCGATCATTTCTGCAGGTTCTGGATATACTACTGCTCCTGAGATCACTATTCAGGGTGATGGTTTTGGTGCGGTTGCTAGAGCAACTATTGACACTGACGGTGAGAATGCTGGTCGTGTTACTGGTATTGAAATTATTAACAGAGGTATTGGATACATTCAAGGTACAACTGTTATTAATCTGAACTCGATTGGACAGGATGCACAATTTACTGCAAACGTATTCCAATGGACTTACAACCTTCAAGAAACTTCTACGTTTGATTCTGCAAAGGGTGCTGTATTTGAAGGATACAACAACCAATATGGTGGTGAGTATGCTCACCTGTCTAATCCTCAGCGTCTGAGATATATTCTGGGAGATAACCTGTTTGAAAATAATCAGGGTCTAATTAAAGAACAGGAAGATCAACTAGCACACTCTCCTATCATTGGTTGGGCGTTTGATGGTAATCCGATCTACGGTCCTTATGGTTACTCTGATCCTACAGATCAATCATCTTCTATTGCTCGACTTTCTACTTCTTACAGATTGAAGGCAGAACTGGTACTGGATGTCGTTACTAACCCTAATCCTGTCAGAACTGCTGGTCCTCTTCTCTCTGAAGAACCAGCAGGTAAATTTGTAGAGGACTATGAATATTCTTTCGGTCTTGGTGATCTTGACCAGTATAATGGTCGTTTCTGTAAGACTCCTGAGTATCCAAACGGCAGATACTGCTACTTCGTTACTATCGATGCATCTGAAGATGGTAATGCTCTGTTCCCCTATATTCTTGGTCCTAGTTTCAACTCTGTAGTTGACACATGGAACCTAAAAGCAGATGCTATTCAGCAAAACATTCCTACTGGAGTTGTTCGTTATCGTGATCCTTATGAGAATGTTGATATTGATGTTGAGAGAGCACCCAATGCATCTACTAACTCTTTGACTTTGGAGAACGGCGATCTGCTGTTGTTTGAGGTAGAAGACGAAAACCGAGATGGTGTTATCACTCAAGATGAAATTGATGACCCCGATGGTGTTCTTGAAGAGTCTCCTTTACAACTCTTTGACTACTTCCCCACTGTAAAACTTGACTCCAAGGTTGATATTGAAGTTGAGACTATCACTAAGTTTGAAGACGCTTCTATCACTGGATTTGTTGTTGAAAACTCTGGTACAAGTTATCAGGTTGATGATAGATTGATCTTTGATAATACTGACACTGGTGGTAGCGGTGCTTCTGCACGTGTCTCTAGAATCAAAGGCGAATCAGTTCAATCTTATACGTTTGAGAATATTAGCGGACAAAACTTTGGTGTTCTGCAAACTAATGTTCCTCACAACCTGCAAGTAACAGATAGTGTATTCGTTGACTATACTCCAGTCATGGATAACACTAACAAGACTTTTGTTGTTAGACAATTCAAAGGTATTGAAGAAATTGTTATCAATCAGACTGGTTCTGGTTACAACGAAGATATTCCTCCTTCAATTATTATTGATGGTAATGGAACATCTGGTGACCTTCAAGCAGTAGTATCTGCTGTTGGATCTATTGATACTGTCAATATTCTTAATTCTGGTTCTGGATACACCAGCAATCCCAGAGTTATCTTGAGTCATCCTCAGATTTTCAAGAAGGCAGATTATTTTGTTTCTTTAATTGAGAATGAAGAAAATGTAAGAGTTAATGATGTCTTTGTTAATGATGACAAAGAGATCTATGTTTGCGGTAAAACTCTTGATACCGATGACAATATTGTTGGATTTGTTGCTAAACTGTCGGCAACTGGTGTTAAGGAATGGGAGAAAACTCTTGAACTGACATCTGGTGAACAAGACGTAGAATTCAACAAATTATATGTTGATGGTAAGAATATCTGGGTTGTTGGTACAAACAAACCCAACTCTGCAATTTTGGCAACTTATAACCCAGATGTTATTCTTGCCAAGTATGTTGAAGCATCTAATGGTCTGAGTGCTACTCTTGATTTCCAAAAAGGTTATGCTGGTATCTCTGGTTCGTCTAGATCTGATAATGTTACAGCAATCACTAAGTTCTCTGACACTAGAATGATTATTGGTGGATACACCAATACTAACTCTGGTAATCCCTATGATGCATACTTAGCACTGATTGATACAACTGGTAGTTTTGCAATTAAGAGAAAACTTGCTTCTACCAGTGATTCTGAGAAGATTACTGATATTGTTGTCAACAACGGTGAAATTTACTTCACCATGGAAACAGCAGATACTCAGTCTTCTACAGCAATCAACGTTTCCTATGGTAAGGCGACTGTTGGCACTAACTCTATTGATGTTGCTTGGATTAATGAGTTCAGCAATGTTGGATATTCCTTCCTCAACGCAAGTCTTGCAGTTGACGAGTTTGATGAACTGTATATCACCTCTACTCTGAGAGCAAAGAGTGATAATACGACCAAAGACAGTATTTGGGTTGGTAAAGTTAGCACTACTGGAAATCTTCTTTGGAACTATAGATATCTTGCTCCTGGTAGAGATGTTACCTGTGTCGGAAAATCTGCTATCGATATTTTCGGTGATCTGAATGTTGCGTTCAGCAGAACCAATAATACAACAGGTCTTAAGACTGTTGACACCATGAAGATTGGTTATAATGGTATCGTCAAGAACCATACCACCAACCAATTCAATAAAAATAGAATTGAAGGTATTGAAGCAACAACTCTCACCGTTGATAAGTCTGGTGATGCATACATCTTCGGTCAGACTCAATGGAATCGTAATGAGTTCCTTCTTGAGTTTGCTACAGATGCATCTGACACTATTGGCAACTATACCCCAACTTTAGTTGGTACTGGTGCAACAGAAGCTCTTACTATCGTTGGTGATGGTATTGCTAAGATCTTCGCTAGAGATGTTGCAACTCCTGCAAACTGGGTAAATGCTTATATTCAAGTTCCCTCTTCCGAACTTGGTGCAAAGTTAGGTGCTGACTGGACTCTTGAGTTCATGCTTTATCACGATGCAACTAACTCTGATACACACAGTCAAACACAACAAACTCTTGTTTCTATCGGTGATGCTGCTGAAGCAACAGGTGGTCTTTGGTTGTACTACGATCGTGGTAATGGTAAGTTAGAACTGGTTGTAACTAATAACACAACAACAATTAATGCTGCAGGTGGTGCTCAGCAGTCTACATTGACTACAATGTTCGCTGATAATACTTGGCAGTTTGTTGGACTGAAGAAAGAGGGTGATGTATTCACCGTGTATATCAACGGTATTAGTGTTGTTACTGCTACTGTTGCTAATACTTCATTGATTAGCAAAAACCTTCGTATTGGTCAGATTTCTGGTAGAGATGGCACTCCTGGTAGTTTCCGTTCTAACGAGCAAGGTCAGTATTATGTTGATAACTTAAAACTGAGAAATCGTGCAATCAATCCTACAGTACCTTCTGATGTTACCAACTTGCCTTCTTCTGGCGATTTTGCTCTGGCATATACTTGGACTGATACTGCATTCTTCACTGCATACAACGATGTCTATGATTACATCGATTATGTTGGTTGGGGTCTCAAAGTAGATAAAGATGCTGATGCAGCACGTATTGGTGATCAGGGTGTTCAAACTGATACCCAAGTTGGACTTGTAAGAACTGCTGTTACTCCTGTAACAGGATCTGCTCTTACTGTAACTAGCACTGGTTTTAGTCTTGGTCTTGCGGGTCTTCAGTCTCTTGACTTTGATGATGCAACAACAACCATGACTGAGGACACAGAGTCCTTAACATATAAGAAGGATATTTGGAGCTCTAGAACTGCTACTGTTCCTTCTCCTGGTTCTCAAAAACTGAAGGTTACTGCAGTAGTTAAGGATAGATATTACTTCAAAGTTACCGATACTGTAAAGATCGATAACGTTCAAGAATTGACAATCAATCAGGCGTTTAACTTTACAGTAGGTACAAAATTAGTTCTTCGTAACGGATCTAGTTTTGTTAACAGCGGATATATTACTAGAATTGATAAAGAAAACAATAAGGTTTATGTTGCTGTAAACAATAATCTCTGGTCTAACGATCTGAATACTGGCAATCTCAGCACAGAGCAGTTCAGTGAGCAATCTACTTACGGTATCGTTGGTCCTATTCCTAATGACATCAACCAGATTGATAGTTACACCTTCCCTGAAGTTCTGAATACAACTCCTGGTACATTTGACATTGATCTTGACGATTATAACTTAGACGGCACATACAATGCTGGTGGTGGTCAGAATTTAGATTCTTTCGCTAAATTCAAACCATATTCTGATGATGATTATTCTGTAAGAATCGATGAAGTATCTGGTTCTTCTGCATTCATTGTAGGATCTGTTATCACACTGAATAGTGGCGATGTTTCTTACAATGCTGCATACAGCACGATCAATATTACTGGTCTGACAGGTGTTCTTAAGATTACCTTGATCACGAACCTTGATAAGATTCTTCAGGTTACTGCTCGTGCAAATACTGATGAAGTATACATTATTACCGATACCAGACATTACCTGTCTGCTGGAGACATGTTGTATGTCGATGGTAACCCATCTCAAGAAATCAGCAATGTTGTATATGATGAATATGACGGTTCATTCCCTGTAAACAACGTTATCAGTCCTCTTGAATTCACTTACAAACTTCCTCAGGCAGCAGTTTCTGATCCCGCTACTTCAGCATCAGATGTAAGCATCTTTATTAAGTCTCCTGTTCTGAAGATGTACTATGGTCACCAGTATCTGTTTGACCTGAGTCACTCTTCCATGGCAGGTGGTAACTTGTCCTTCGCTAAGGATAACCTCTATAAACTGGAATATTCTTTCAACTCTATTGAGCGTGTTGGTACACCAGGTGTAACAGGCGAAGGTTCCCCTACACCTACCGTTAAATTCAAGGTTGATGAAGATGTTGTTACCAACATCTCTTACTACTTCGATCCTTCTAGAGTTGATTCCAACGATTCTCCTATCATTCAAGGTAGTTATCTTGACGTTGTAGATTCTCCTTATAAGGGAACGTTTGAAATTAGTGCTGTTTCTGGTGCAACTATTACTAGAGGTGCTGATACCTTTAAGTTCCCACTTCTTAACGAACCTGAAGGGAATGCCGATGTCTCTAAAGCAACTTATGCTACAAGTTCTAAGAGAGCAGTTGGTTCTATTTCCGATATTCGTATCGTTAATGCTGGCGGTTTCTATAACAGATTACCTGTTGTATCTGGCATTGAATCTACAAGACAAATTGAACGTGTACAAATTAACGAACCAGGAACTGAATATGCAGTAGGAACTTATAGTGGCGTTCCTATCAGTGGCGATGGTGAAGGTGGTTTGGTACAGATTACTGTTGCTGATGGCACTGATGCTGAAGGTACAACCATTCCTGGACAGGTTCAATCGGTTCTTGTTACTTCTCCTGGTAAAGGATATACAACTGCAACTGTTGATATTGACTCTGTTGATGGTATCCTTGGTGCTGGTTTGACAGGATCTGGTGCTGAAGTTACAGTTGTCATTCCTTCCTTCGGAACGGGTGCGTCTATCTTTACTGTTGGTGAAAATGTCGGAAAAATCAAAAAGCTCAAGAATAACAATTTCGGTTACGATTATCCTCATGACTACACGCTCCGTCCTGAAATTACTTTCCCCATCAATGCTCAGTTAACATCTACTAGCATTCTGGATAGTATTACAGTTACGGATCCTGGTTCTGGATATTCTCAGGCACCTGCTGTTGTCATCACTGGCGGTGGTGGTACTGGTGCAACTGCTGAGTCTACTATCAAGAATGGTCGTCTCGATAAGATTGAAGTCAAAGATCCTGGTGCAGGATACTCTTCAACTCCTACTGTTGAATTGAAGTCTTCGTTCAACTATGTTGTCAACCTTGACTTGGGTCTGCTTCAGTTCTCCTTCCCTCATGGTATTACCAACGGTGCTGAAATCACTCTGAACGTTGTAGATACTGGCGATGGTGCTGAGTTCCCAATTGCAGCAGGTGCTATCGGTAGATTGAATGGTAACACAACATATTACGCTATCACTGGTGCTGCTAACTCCTTGGAAGATGATCAGTTAAAGATCGCTATTACTTCTGCTAACGCAGAACTGGGTGATTCTATTACATTTACTAATGCTGGTAATGGTCGCCAGCAAGTTCTGACCACATCTTTTGGTGGTGCTGCAACTGCAAACGTTATCACTTCTACCTTCCTTGAGGGTGAATTGGTCTATCAAGGTGATACCTTTGAGACTGCAACTGCACAAGGTTATGTTTCTACAAACAATGGTTGGCAGGTTGGTCCTAGAATTGTTAAAATTGTTGACTACACTGGTGAGTTCCAAGAAGGTAGCAATGTAACTGGCGTTATCTCTAAGTCTTCTGGTACTATTAGTAGTTTGAAGATTGCTAAGGGTGTTCTGGACGTTGGTTCTATTACCAAAACAACGGGTCAGTTTATTGATGACGTTGGCAAACCTTCCGAGATTATTCAGAAGATTCAAGACTCCTACTATTATCAGGACTTCTCTTACGCTGTTAAGTCTGCTGTATCTATTAGTGAGTGGAAAGATATTCTGATTAAGAACGTTCACCCCGCATCTTTCAAGGTATTCGGTGAACTGAACCTGAATGAGTATGGTTTCGTTCCTAATAAAGAGACATTCTTCCAGTTAACTAAGTCTGTTGAACTTGCAAGAGAAGCGACTGTTCCTAACATTCAAAGTTTTGCTCTGGTTGAACCTGTATATACTGCGTTTAACAATACTGAAGTTCTGTTCCGTCAGAAGAGATTGACCTCTTCTGAGAACATTTTGACTTCTGTTGTACAGCGTATTGATGATATTGCTAACTTGTTTGATGGACAGAGAACCGCGTTCCCACTGACAGTTGATGGTACTACTGTTGTTGCGAACGCCAACCAACTCATGATCATCTTAAATGGTGTTGTTCAGACTCCTAATACATCATTTGAAATTATTGGTGATTCCATCGTCTTTGCTGAACCTCCTTCTCCTCCTGCAAGTGTTAAGTATGTAAACGTATCGATTCAACAAATCAATACTTTCAAATTTACATTCGAGAATGTCAGTGGTATTGAACCTTTAGTTGGTATGACTTTGGTCGGTACACAGTCTGGTTCTAGACTCACAGTAACAAGTGTTGTTGGTGATGGTTCTGGCACTGGTGGTATCTTTGGTTTCATTGAGCAAGGTAATGTTGGTGTTCCTCAGTCCCTTGATAACTCAACTCTGACTGGTGGCAGCGGATACACCGATGGAACTTATGTTGCTCAACAAACGTCTTCTTCGGGCACTGGTATAGGTCTTACAGTTGACTACACTGTAGCAAGTGGTGCAGTAACAAGTGTCACTATTACAACTCCTGGCGTTAGTTATGTTGCTGATGAAGTTATTTCTATCGGTGCTGGTACTCCTGATCTTTGGGAAGCAGGATATGGATTTGAATTAGGAGAATTGATTACTAATGGTAATCATGTATATCAAGCGGCAGCAGCAATCCCTGCTTCGCAAGCTGCTCCTGTTCATACATCGGGCACTTCTGATAATTGGACACGTATTGCAGCAGCAGGAACTAACTTTATTCCTGGATCTGACGGTAAGTTGACAAGCACTGTCTTTAGTGGAACTCCTGCAACTATTGAGATTGGAACTGCATCTGGATTCAGCGTTGCTGAACTCTGTACAGTTGGTGCAACTGGATACGCTGCTAACCTGGAGTCTATTTCTCCTGTTACAAACTTGGGTCTGTTTAACTTCAATGAGCAAGTTTCAAACCTGGATGGTGATATTGCAGTTGTTGAAGAAGTCAACCTCGAAACTGGTGAGAATACACCTATTGCTGAACTGAGATATACCATTGGTGCTGGTACAACTTCTATTGAAGTTAAAGATCCCGATGCTGTTGCAGATACTTTTGTTCCTGCAAGTGAGTTTACTGTTGGTGCCAACTATCAGTTAGGTTCTGAGATTTTCAGAGTTGATAGTGTCACTGTTGGTACTGAATCTACAGTTCTTGGTGTTACTAGAGGTGTTCTTCAGACTACAGCGATTGCTCACCAAGAGGATGCTCCCATGTACAGCACGGACATCCAAATCACTAATGAGTTGGCATTGAGCAAGACAGTTGGTACATATCAGTCTAAACCTGGTCTGTATGACATTCAACTCAATGACGTTATTATTGGTGCTTCTTCTGGTGTTGTTGCGAGAATTACTGCAACCTCTGCATATCAGGATCCCGTTACCAATGAATTCATTGAACAGGTTAATATTTCTGATGGTTCTTCGTTCTTCGGTCTGCTCTTCAACAGATTGACTTCTCAGACATATCCTAACATCGTTCTTGACAATATTTCTAAGTCTCAAATCAATATTGTTGATTTTACAGATAACTCAAGTGATTTTGATTCTAAGTTCCCTGGAAACGAGTTCATTAGCAACTATGTCATTCCTTATGACAATGCTGTAGGAACTTTCACTGCTGGAGAGAACATTCGCAACTATAAGATCGATTATAGTAACGTCACTGGTGTATTCTCTGGTAGCGAAGATCTTGTTACTAGAAAGGTCACTTTCGACGACAAACAAGGTTCTGGATTCCTTCAGATCGGTCAAATTATCAGAACTACTGATACTAAGGGTGAAGTTATCGGTTACAACCAGGCAAGAGGTAAGATCTACATTGGTAAGATTGGTAGAACACAATCCACTGGTGCAGATTATTTCACATTCACTTGGACTGCTGGAGCGTCACTCAACACATATCATAAGAAGTTTGGAAGTGCCTCTTTGGCACTTTCTCCTGGTCTTTCGGATCATGCTTTCCAGAGTGGTGTAACTAATGCTATCACTGCTGGTGGTGGTGCTACAGGTTCTTATACTGCCGCTACAGGCACTACATATGATCCTGCAACAGGCACGATGGTTATCGAGATCGGTAATCACACTCTGACCACTTCTAACACTGTAACGATCGCTGATGAAGGAATCGTATTCAGATGTTCTCAAGATAACAACACAACAAATAAAGCATACCCAAGAGCAACTGATCCTGCATCTGGAACTGCTCGTAACATTACTGCAGTTACCTCTACAACGATTACAATAAACGTTGGTGCTGTTCCTGTTGATGAATACGTTACTTCAACGTCTTCTGGCGAACTTGCACTTGGAACTGGTGCAATGACTAAGGAACTTTGGGTCAAACCTTTTGCTGTTTCAGTCACTGGCACCAAGACACTCCTTGATTTCCGTGCTACATCGACAGATTCGCAACGTGGTCGTCTGTATCTTGAAGCGGGTCAAGTTCGCTATAACGTCAATGGAGTTGATATTGTAACTTCTGGTTTGACTACTCTTTCTGATAACGTTTGGTATCACATCGCTATCGTTCGTTCTGCAACCACTGCTGGTGGTATCAAACTGTACATTGATGGCGTTGAGAGAGGATCGGGAACTGATGCAACTAATTATTCGGGTGCAAATGTTAGAATCGGCGCTGATCTCACTGGCGCAAATATCTTTGCTGGATACATTGATGAGATTCGTGTTTCTAATACTAACCGCTACACCGCTGCATTTACTGCTCCTACAGGAATGTTCCAAGGTGATGCAAACACTAAATTGTTGCTTCACTTCGATGGTTCATATGGAGACGCCTATGTTGCTGATTGGTCTGGTAGTGAGTCCTTCACGAATGGTGAAGAATTCAATAACGATGTAATTGCTGCAACCTGGAGAGCAAACTCTGCCAACCTGCCTGCTGGTTTCGCTGGTAAGACTCACAGATACTATGATGCAGCAGATCTGCTTGAGAGAAACAAAGATATGCTTGCTAAAGAAGTTGTCGCACAACTTCAAGCACAGTATCCATCACTCACTATTCCTGGTGGTGCAGTCAATTGTGAAGATGATATTCGTGATGTCTGCTCGGCACTGGTTGAAGACCTTCGCAATGGTTCTAATAGTCATATCTGGGATGCTTCGGCACTTTATGTCGATAGATCTTCGACTCCTGTTACCTTGCGCCATATTGAGACTGAAATTACTGAAACTGTCTGGGCATACGATAGGTTGAAGGCACTGCTGCCATTTATCACAAATAATACTCCTATCAATATCACTGGTTCTCATGGTTTGAAGCAGAGATATGATGTTACTATTACTGATTCTAATAATAATACATTTACAACATACACCCCATCCGCAGCAACATATGATCCTGCAACTGGCGATCTGGTTCTTACCATCGGCACCCACTCTTTGACAACTCAATCTCTTATTACCATTGAGCGCGAGTCTCTCGTCTTTACTTGTGCTGATGATGGAAATGAAAGACAGATTGCATATCCTGACAAAGGTAATGTTGATGTATATGATCAGGTTCTGAAACCCACTCAGTATGATGCAACTACAATCACGGTTAACGTTGGTGTTTCTCCTGCTAACCAGCAATATGCACACACATTTGTTTCTGCTGGATCTGGTGCTGTTAGACAACTGAACTACACCGCTAATGATTGTCTTGATGTTAATGCTACGCTTGGTAACCTCATTGATATCCTCACTGATACTCTTGAGCAAGCAAATGCTGGTACTCCTGTTGATCACCTGGGCACCATCACTAGAGTTGAACCTGCGTATGAGTTCATCGGTGGTGCAATTGATGCATTCTTAGAGGTTCCATTCACATCAACTTATCATGATGCAACTGAAGATGAACTGTATACTAATAGAATTGATGCTTCTTCTCGTTACAGATTCCGTGATGCTGCAAATCTAATCAACGCTAACTCTCCTGTTATTGTTGATAAAGCAGCAGCAGATATGCTGACCAGATATCCTGATCTGGCAACTGAGATGCCTAGAAATACTACATTGACTAGCGAAGGTACTCAAAGCACTGCTGGTACAGATCGCTGTAAGACTGACCTGGCATTGATTCTGCAAGCAATCTCGGATGATATTCGTGATGGTGGTAACCAGAAGAGTGTTGAGGCAGCAAGTTTCTACCTCGACAACAATAACGAACTACAGCACATTCGTCTGCAAGTTTGGCAGTCTGTATATGCTCACGATCGTCTTGCATTCTATGCTAAGCAAGCAGTCACTGGCGACCTGACTTATGATAATACTGATAATATTATTGTTGGTGATTGGGGTATCACAAATGATCCTGGCGGTTGTGCAGATGTCAAGTCTGCAATTGATACTCTAGTAACGACGATCAATGATATGATCGCTCCTACTGGCAATGATTTTGCTATCGGTGGTGATAGACTTTACTTTAACAAAGATTATATCGCTGAAGAAATTATTGGTCGCACCAATGAGTATCTGACATATAATGTTGAGGGTCAAAATATTACAGTTTATAGTTTCGATAGTGCTAAATGTGAAAGAGATATCAAGTTGCTCATCGATGCAATTATCTCCGATCTTCAAACTGGCGGTACTAATAGCACCATCAGAAACATGGAGAAGTATCTCGATGCAAATGGTATCTTGAACTATATTGAAGAAGAACTGCTTCCTACAATCTATGCCTTTGAGCAAATTAGAGATCTGGGTGAAAAAGCAATTCGTAATCTCTTGTATGCTGGTGGAACTACTGTAACAGGTGATCAGTATGCTGCAGGTTATACTGATGAGTCTGCTTATCGTGATAGTGAGACTCCAGTCAACATCGATGAAGTTGTTTGGAGACTTCGTGATCTGGTTGATATCGTCACCAATGGTCTCAATCCTGGCACGGATCTTGCACGTGATGCAGTTAGAAACTTCTACTACAACCTGAGATACTATCAAAATGAAATTGGCGCAAGAGTCAACTCTCAGTTTGGTCCTAACACCTGGATTTATGATGAGTTCTTACAAGAAACTGCAAACAATATTGCAACTGACGTTCTCACCACACCTAGAGAGTTCACTCAAGCTAGAACAATCAACCTAGCAAATATCAACGGTGATTTCCAAGTCGGTGAAACAATTAATATCACTGCTGGTGGAAGTGGTAGTGCAACAGTTCTTGAATTTGATAGACCAAATCAAACGCTGTATGTCGGTGATGTTACGGGTAATTTCTCGTACAACCAGACACTGACTGGTGCTACTTCTGGTGCAACTGCACAAGTTGCGTCTGGTCAAGGTTCTACATTCTTCGGTGGAAGCAACTCCTATATCAGAACAACCAACTCCTTCTTGCCTGAGATTGGTAATGGTACGTTCACTATGGAAGCATGGATCCGTCGTATTAGAACGGATAGTTCCTTCATTGTTTCTGGTTCTAATCAGAACAACTTCAACTTCTATATTGGCACTGGTACGAGCAATATTGGTTTCTGGGCAGGAAATACTTCTAACTGGATCAACCAGAATAGTTCACCTGTTCCAATGGATACTAACTGGCACCATGTTGCTATTGTTAGAGAAGGAACTGGCACAAATGAGACTGCTCTCTACGTTGATGGTAAACTGGCACTCTTTAGCACCATTAGCACATTCTGGAACAATTCTGAACTGCTATACATTGGTGGTAATGTTTCCAATAATGAATATGCAGACGGTTACATTTCCGATTTCCGTATCACAACATCTGTTGTATATACAAGGAATAATGAAACTACTATCGGTACACAAATGTTCTCTCCACCAGCGAGAGCATATGTCGCTGGTGATGATGTAAACACACTGATCTTAACTACTCAGGGTACTCCTCTGCAGGATAACGGTCCTTCGGCAAGAGCGTTGACTATCATTAACGCTTATCCTAACCCCGTTTCTCCTTTCGGTTTCTTCCCTGGTATTTCTAGTGCATACAACTGGTTTACCACACCTAGCAACGTTGAGATTCTTGCACAGGCAAGAGCAACTCAGTCTCCGATTCAATCGGGAACTCCTTCTACTAATCTGTGGACAAATCCTGAGAATCTACCTACCAGTTATTCCTCTTATAACGTTGGTTGGAGAACAAACTTCGCTGCTGCACCTGATGGCACGATTACTGCCGATAAGATGTATGGAACGAGTGCAAATGCTCAACACTTTGTATACAGAAATTACAATCTGACTGCTTATCAAACGTTTGATAGCATCAGTGGTAATCCTGGTACATACAGATTCTCGGGCGCAAATGAAACATTTGACTCTGGTTATCCTGGTATTACTGAACAGCAACAGTTCACTCTGTCTGCATTCTTCAAGAGAGCAGAACTTGATACTTTCAACTTCATGTTCTCCTTTGACCAACAGACTAAGAATATTAACTTCAATGTGAACTTGACCACAGGTACTATTGAACCGACTTCTGTATCCAGTAGTCCTGGTATTACCCTTGATGATTATGGCATCACTCCTGTTGGTAATGACTGGTTCCGTGTACACGCAACAGCATCCTTCGGTTATGGTATTCAGAATGCCTATATGGACTTTGCTCTGAGCAATCGTGCTGTCGCGCCTATCTACAACCAGAGAGGTATTTACATCTGGGGTGTTAAACTGAATCAAGGTCCTCTGGATCCTTATCAAGCAGTTTCTGGTCAACTCTTCTATGCTAACTCTGAATATAATATCAAGACGTATGCTCTGGATCTACTCCAGACATTCATGATTCAGGCGTTGGACGATACTCTGACGAGTCCTTCTGGAACATCGAGTTCTGAATCCTTCTACGGTGATGGTGCTGGTAATGCATATTATCACGGTGCTTCTACTCTTTATAGTACGGAAGAGTTCTCGCAGTTGATTCGTTACGGTCTTGCGATTATTAAAAATCAACTTGGTGATGATACTTACTACACAAATATCACGCAAAATAATGGCGTTGGATTTGGTATTAAGACTTATGGTGATAGAGATCTTCCCGTAGGTATTAGAGGTGGTCTGCAGCAGGCAGATTGGATTTATAGTCTTGGCACGGATGCATATGCTGAAATGTCTCTCCTCACCGAGAATAAGGGCGAAGTTGTTCAGGTCTACCAGAGATTTAGAATTGATGGTGATATTACTGATGGTCCATTCACCATGGGCGAGACTGTTAGCAAGCAGGGTGCTCCTTCAATCACTGGTGTTGTTTATGGATTCCATGAAGATGAGAACTTCAAGTATCTCGATGTTCGCGTTACCGCTGGTCCTTGGGCAATTACTGACAACATTGTCGGTGGTTTGAACAGCACAACTGCTCAAATCAGTCAAATTGAAAATCGTCTCCATATCATTGATCTTAAGGGTGGATTTACTGACGATATTCCTTTCCTCGGGTACGACTCGGGCGCGACTGCAACACCTACAACATTCCTGAAGAATGAAGCATCTGTCATTGATAATAGTGGTGGCACACTGACCGTTGATACTGAATCTCTAATCGGTACTTTCGAGAAGAATTCGGTTGTATATCCTGCATCTTCTAAGAAATATATTGAGGTCAGCAAGATTGGTGGACTTGATATTAAAGTTGGTGATCGTATCGCATCTGATGGTTACATTGAGTTGGGTGTTTCTGTTAACTCTCTGAACAATACATTCGTCGTAGGTAACAGACTTTACAAGGTTGTTAATAACATTCAAGTTACGGATGTTTACGGCATCATCACTGAACTTGATCTTGATAACAATAAGATTTACGTCACCATGGTTCAAGGTGCTTTTGCTAACGGAGACTTCGTTGGTGACTATGGAACTTCTAGTTTCCCTGAAGGTTTTGCACAGATCAGTACCTTGGTTAATGTTGCTGGTGCCGCTGCTGCTCGCGTACAAGATATTCGTCAGAATGGTCTTAATAAGCGTCTCTATCTTACAGATATCGCTGGTACATTCTCTTCTAGAGATGCTATCAAGGGTGGCGATCAATATAAATCTTTCGTTCGTGAGATTGTCGAACTCAAGGCACGTGTCAAGCGTTCCTTCAGAGGATTCGATGGTGTACAAACTACCTTCGATCTGACTATCGAGAACGGCACTTCGTACCTGCCTGATCCTGCTGGTCACCTGTTGGTATTCATCAACGGTATCCTGCAACCTCCTGGCGCAACTAACGCATTCACAGCGTTCTCTAACAGGATTCAGTTCACTGAGGCACCTGAACTTGGTTCTTCCTTCACTGGATTCTACATCGGTAAACTGAGACAACTGGATGATATTTCGTTCGAGTTTGATTCCTTACGTCAGTCCTTCAACCTTAAGCGTAATGAGGTCTTCTATTCACTCACGCTTACTGAAGGTGTTCAGTCCAGCGTCATTAGACCTGAGAACAACATCATCGTCTCGCTCAATGGTGTTATTCAGGAACCTGGTGTTGGTTTCGAGATTGTTGGTTCTAGAATCATCTTCTCTGAAATCCCTCGCGTAGGTTCCACATTCGTCGCGTTCTCTTACGTTGGTTCTGAAGCAGACGTTGACGCTGCTGAAGTTGTTCCTCCCGTTGAACCTGGTGACTTCATTGACATTCAAGGTGAAACTACAGATCGTGAGGTTGCGGTTATTGAGTCTTCTAACTCTCTGATCACCTTCGACTATCTTGGATCGATCTTCGGTCAGGGTGCCCTGGGTCAAGCGAATCTGACATCTGGGTTTATTGACAGTGTGCAGATCACCTCTGGCGGTTCTGGTTACACAACTAGACCTACAGTTAGAATCGACTCTATCTCTGGTTTCGATGGTAACATCCGCGCATTGGTTGGTGTTGCTGGTGTTGAAATTAGTAACGCAGGAACTGGTTATCAGAATCCTGAGGTTGTTGTTGAAACTAGCGTACCTGATGACTGGACCGCTCCCGATCTTTCTCTATACGGAGAAGAACTTGTAGATCCAGAGATCCTATAAATAACTAAAAATCGTAGTGAGTAATGGCTAAACAATCGCTAAACATTGGCGCTTCTGCGAATGATAACACGGGGGATACCCTCCGTGTCGGTGGAGATAAAATTAATGATAACTTCAATGAGATTTACACCGCTTTAGGTAACGGTGTAAATCTTACTGTTAGTTTGTTGAACCCGTCAGTCGGACAGGTTCTGAGATATAACGGAAGTAACTTTGTTGCTGCTAGTTATAGTAATCTTACCTCGGCACTGGATGTAAACGGTAACTCGATTATCTCTTCTAGTAACGGCAATATTCCTATTGCAGCAAATGGCACGGGTGATATCACACTTGCTGCTGGTGGTGTTACTTCTACGTTTGGTGGTGGTGCAGGAGAAGGCATTGACATGCCTACAACTGTAAAGTATAAGAACGAATACAGTTCTCTTGCTGCAGCACCTTCAGCAGCATCTTATCCTGGATATTTCTTTACTGTTGATGGTAATGATAATCCTTATGTTAATATCAACATTGCTACTGGTGGTGTTGGTGATGTAAGAGCAGCGTTGCTCACCGAATACTCTGGTATTGGTGCTTTATCAAATGTTGATGTAACAACAAATGCACCTACTACTAACCAAGTATTGAAGTGGGATGGAACAAATTGGATTCCTGGTGATGATGTTGCTGGTGCTGGTCAGCAAAATCTTTTTGCAACAATCAGTGCAGATACTGGAACAACAACTGCTAATACGGCAACAGATACTTTAACTATTGCTGGTGGTACTAATATTACTACATCAATTTCTGGAGATACTGTAACGGTAGACTTTGCTGGTACTCTTACCACTACGTTTGCTGCTTTAACAGACACTGATACGACTGGTCTTACTCAGGGTGACAATATCTTCTATAATGGCACCGATTGGGTTAGATCTACGGGTGGTAGTCCCATGATCTGGTGGGAACTTGGTGCTCCTGTTGAAGACTCTAGTAGTGACTATCTGTTCTCTGGTCCTGGATTTGATGGAGCAGTTCGTGACCCAACGCTGTATGTTTACAGAGGGTTTACTTATGCATTTGACAATACTGTTGAAGGTGGTGGACACCCCTTTAGAATCCAGAGCACACAAGGTTTGACTGGAACTGCTTATACCGATGGTCAGAGTGGCAGCGGCACGTCCGTCCTGTATTGGACTGTGCCTATGGATGCTCCTAATACACTGTATTATCAGTGTACGCTTCACGCAGCAATGCAGGGAACAATTAACGTCGTAAGTTGAGGATAAATGGCAAGAGAAGTTCCTGGATCTGGCGCAGTAATCAAGCCTATCTTCGATGAAGTATTCGGCGTTCGCGCAGTAGAATTAATTAACGGTGGCAGCGGGTATGATCCCGCTGATCCTCCTAGATTGACTATTGATGGTTGCGGCACACCCGATCAAGAAGCATTATTGTATCCAATCATTGATGCTGATTCGGGTAAAATTATTCATGTTCGTGTTCTTGAAAGAGGCAGGGGATACGATCCTCTCAGACTTCAAATTGTCCCCACATCAGAAACTCCTGGTGTTTTAGATTCATTTGATATCAATAGAATCTGGCAAACACATCCTAATTCTTTAACTAGAGGCACATTTCAGACTTCTGGCACTCCTCCTGTTAAAAATGATAGACTTCGTATTGAGTCTGATAATCACCCCAAACCCACCTGGACTCAAGCAGAGGCAGTACCTGGCGGTGGTCCTCTTGTAGATAGATCTTTTGATCAGGTATTCATCTATAGAGGTGGTAAAGATGTTCCTAATCCTGGAACAAGAGAATTTCAAAATAATAAATCGCTTGGTATTTTAGCAAATGGTGGTCTTCTCCATACTCCTGAATGGGGAACTACAGGTAATGCACCTACTAATTTTTCTATTGACACTGTAAAATATGATTATGTAAAAGATACTAATGCTGATGATGCTATTGTTGATGGCAATGTTCAGTATTATCAAACCAAGAATGTTATCAATGAATTTGATAATACAAATGGTGTATTTCAATGGGGTAGAATCCAGCAGTTTATATGGAATATCAAAGTAGAATTTGATAATATATTGCTGCCTGTAAATAATATTGATGAGACATTAGCAGCAGTAGAAGTTGGTAGAGTTGTCACTGAAGTTGGTGGAACTTCTAGAGGTGAAATTGCAAAGATTGTTCGTAATAGTTCTAATCAAATTGTTAGAGTTTACCTGAGAGCAGTTCAGGGAACATTTGAGTCTACAGACTTATTACTTGGATCTACTGGATTTAGTTTTAGAGTTAGTGACGATCCCACATCATTCCCCAACGGAATCTTCTACATTGACTTTGGTGACGAAGCTCACGAGTTTGGTCCTTTCACTCCTGGTCAATATTACTTTGCTCCAGAAGGAATTAAAGTTCAGAGAAATTACTTGATCAAATGGAATCAATCCGATTCTTCTAATACTGCTCATGGTGGTCACCCAATGCAGTTCTCTACAACTGCAGACGGAACTCTTTCTGGCGGATCTCTGTATTACACCAGTCCTAGTGGAGCACCTTCTACAGATTACGAAAATGAATATCAACCGCTATTCTTGATGAATGCGGATGAAACCAATCGCATTTATTATTACTGTAAGAATCATCGCTACATGTCTGGTGCTAGTGGTGATGAAGGGTATATGTATCTGGATCCTGAGATTGAAATTGAACCTCATCCTAATAACTATTATCTTGAGGATTATTATCAAAGTGACTCAAATGATCCAGCAACGATTGATCGTTCTAGGCACGTAAACGGTCACTCTAAGGTTCTGGGTATGTCCTTTGATGGATACCCCATTTACGGTCCATATGGATACACTACAGGTAGAACTGTAGGCAGAATGACAAGTTCTTATAGATTGAGAACTACCGCAGAACTTCCTGGTACTAGAGAAGAAGTAGTTACTGCAAGTACAGAAACATTTACTGTAACTGTTGTAAATGATAAGTTCTATTTTGGTGGTCAGGAAGAACAACTTCTGACTTTGAAGAGAGGAAAGACTTATATTTTCAATCAAGATGATGCTTCAAATGATAGTCATTATCTGTTCTTCTCTTTAACTAACGATGGATGGCATAGTACAGGAGATCCTTCAGACATCGGTAGCGATACTTATTTGTATAGTGGTGAGGATAGCGTAGTTTATGTTCTTGACGGAACAACTGTTGCAACTCGTCAGTTGTATCTGCAAGGATTTAATGCTGCTACTACAAGGGAAATCAGAATCACGATTCCTGTAAATGCACCTCGTGTTGCTTATGCATTCTCATATCTCAATACTAATCATGGTCTTCGTCTTGTTAATGAAGGATACATTCTTGGTGATCTAACTCAAGACTATATTTACGACTCTTCTGCAGGTCTGTTGGATGAGTTCAACGGTAAGTTTGGACCTACTCCTGAGTATCCTAATGGTACATATGCATATTTCATGACTGAAGATGCCTCTGGCAATCCTCAGTATCCATATGCTATTGGTCCCAAGTATTACAGTGTTCCTCTGTTTGAGGGTGATACTGTTCCTGATTTAGTATCATCTTTCCCAACCGAAGCATCTGGTGATATTGTTCTTTATGAACAAGATGTTCTTGGTGCAAACGGACAAGTGCTTAATCCAGCAGGGTCTATTGCCTATATTAAAATGACGAAGAAAGGAGATAGTTTCTTCGGTTCAGCAAAGGCAGTTATTCTTGGTGGTGAAGGTAGTGGTGCCGCTGGTCTCCCTGTAACTCAAACTGTCACTGGTCTGTCTCTGCTTAATCAGGGCAGAAGTTACGCTACACCTCCCAACCTTATCTTTGAAGGTGGTGGTGGACAGGGTGCTGAAGGTGCTGCTTCTATTAATACTTTAGGTAGAGTTTCTTCTATCAGTGTTGTAGATCCTGGTGAGTTCTATCAAGAACCTCCCTTCGTTCTCATCAGTGGTGGTGGAGGTATTGGTGCTAAAGCAGAAGCAGTAATTGATCAAGGTGAAGTTACAGCGATCAATGTCACCGAACCTGGTAGTGGATACACATCTCCACCAAACATCATCTTTACCAAACTGGTAAATCTGAAGAGGAAGACAAGAGCACGTCAGGCGTTCAACTCTTCGGATATCTATCTGACAGGTCTTACTAGAGATCTTGGTAATAGTGATACAACATTATATGTAAGTTCTACAGATGCATTCCCTGGTTCTGGTCAGGTTATCATCAATAAAGAGACAATCACCTATACCGCTAAGAGTAGAGGCAGATTTACAGGTTTGACTCGTGGCGTGAACTTTAAATATGATCAGAGAGTCATTCTTGATACTGGACAGGATGATTCTAACGGAATCTCTACTTATGAATTTAATGTTGGTGACCGAGTAATCCGTAGGGTTGAGAATGCTAACAACAAAGTTGCAAAGGTCTATGACTGGGATCCTGCAACCAGAGAACTTCTCGTCACATTTGAAGTCGATGAACTAGCATTTATTGATGCTGGTATTCCTTCAACTGAAGATGCTATTGTTCAGTTTGACGCTGGTGTTGCAAATAGTTCTGGAGCAGGAGTTCTTCCACATACTACCACTGCATCTGTTGGTGATTCGATTACTACGTTGACATATCCTATCGGCACTATTGCTGATACTAAGTTTGTTGACGTTGCAGAAAACAGTGGAGCAGGTGATGGTATTCCTGATCTTATTAATACAGGAACTACGTTTGACAATCAAATTAGTCTTGATGGTGGAATCTATAACTCTTTGTATGGTATTGAAGAAACAGTCGGTGGTCAAAATACTACCTTGTTCCAAGTTGGAGATAACATCAAAGACGCTGCTATACCAACCAAGTTTGCAACAATCATCGCTGCAGGTGGTCTGAGCGATGGTGTTGAACATGTTGCACAAGTCGAACTTACTTTAGATCAGTCAAATGGAAATGGTCAAAACTTCAGTGTCAATGAAGTTGTAACTGGTTCTGTTTCTGGAGTAAGAGGTACAGTGGTATCTTGGACTCCTTCAACTGGAGTGCTTGTGTTGAAAGATATTGTGCCTTTCAATACAAACAATGTTGCTCTCGGTGTCAATGGTTTCTTAAATGAGTTCTCTGCGAACAGTACAGTTGTTGATTTTGTAATCATGAACAACGGTACTAACTATACTGGAGTTCCAACTATCACAGTTGAAAATACTGGAGATATTCAGGCAACTGGTACAGTGGTGATGACCTCTGCTGGTGACCAGGTTGAATCTATTACTATTACAAACGGGGGATACGGTATTCCTCAAACAATTGACGGAACGTATGCACTCCACCCAACGATTACATTTACAAATGCAGCGGGTGATACAACTGGCGCTGGTGCAGTAGCACAGGCAGTTTTGGGTGGCGAAAACGCTGTTGGAAACGCGGGTGCATCTTACAGAATTAAGAGCATCGCGTACACTACACAAATTCGTTCTGTCTAACCGTCATAAATAAACAGGAGGACAGTAGTACCTAGGAAATGGCAGCTCTATTAACTGATCAATTTAGGATTTTCTCTGCGAGAAAATTTATTAAAGCACTTGAGGGTCCAGTAGCGACTCAAAGTGATGATGCTGCAGGCACGACGAGAGATCGTTTGTACCTGTTCATCGGTCGTCCCCAAAACTGGGACAATGAAAACTCACCACCCCAAGCAGTTGACTCTTTTCAAGAGTTTTCTGGTTCTTATGATGACATGATCTCCCTGAAGAGAGTCCTCGCTTCAGATACTGTTCAAGTTGTCAGACGTATCGACTGGGTTTCTCCTGAAGAAACTACTGGTGGACTGGGTTTCACTTACGATATGTATCGTCATGACTACTCTCCTAGTAAAACTGCCTCTTCTGGTGCTACTAAACTTTATGATTCCGACTTTTATGTCGTGAATTCACAATATCAAGTTTATAAGTGCATTTACAATGGTACGTCACCTTCCGACCCTAATGGCAAACCTTCTACAGTTGAGCCTACTGGCACTTCCACTAGCATTATCACTACTGGTGATGGATATCGTTGGAAGTATATGTACACCATCCCTGTTGCTTCCGTCCTCAAGTTTTTCTCCAACGATTATATGCCCGTCTTCACCAATGATGCAGTGAAGACAAACGCGGTCGCTGGTGAAATCGACACTGTTGTAATTAACTCAGCAGGTTCTGGTTATAACAACGGTACATATGATAACGTTGCTATCAATGGCGACGGTGCTGGTGGTCGTGTTTCTATCGTTGTTGATGGTGGTAAGATTATTTCTGCTACTGTTACTTCTGGTGGTACTGGTTATACATTTGGTAAAATCAGTATTGATTCTATCACTGGTATTGGTACTGGTTCTAGTGGTCAGGTTGATGTTATTATGCCCCCTCCTGGTGGACATGGTGCAGACGCTGTTACTGAGATTGGTGCATTCCGTGTGATGGTAAACGCTAAACTTTCTTACGACGAGGGTGCTGGCGACTTCCCTGTTGATAACGACTATCGTCGTATTGGTTTAATCACCAACCCCCTGAAGTTTGGTACTTCAGAACTTATTTCTGACTTGACGGTATCTGCTGCTAAAGCAGTTATCTTCTCTCCTACATTCCAAGGTAACTACGTTCCTGACGAAATCATCACACAAACTCGTGTTGTTGGTGGTGCTAGTGTTACTGCTCGTGCAAGAGTTATTTCTTGGAATGCTACAACGAAAGTTCTTAAGTATTATCAAAACTCTGTTGATGGTATCTTCCCTGAAGTTACTGGTACACAGAATGAGTTCGATGGTTCTAACGTCATCAGCGGTTCGACCTCTGGTGCTGCTGGACAACCTGATGTGAACTTCCCTGCTGTTCCTAACTCTTCTTCCAGAACTATCAATAACACTGAGTATGACTTGGGTATGAAGTTTAATAACGGGTATGCAAAACCTGAGATTAAGTCAAACAGCGGTGACGTTGTTTACATAGATAATAGGAGAGCAATTAGTCGTGCGAACGACCAAGTAGAAGACATCAAAATCGTAATCGAGTTCTAATGGCACAAAATACCAATTTAAACGTCACACCTTATTACGACGACTTCGATAAGGATAAGAATTTTTATCGAGTGCTGTTCCGCCCTGGATTCCCTATTCAGGCGAGGGAACTTACTACGATGCAGAGCGTCATGCAGAATCAGGTCGAGAACGTGGGTTCTCACCTATTCAAAGATGGTGCAATGGTTATCCCAGGTCAGGTAGGTTATGACCTGAATGTTGATGCCATCATGCTTCAGGAGTCTTTCTTGGGTGCTGATGTTGAACAGTATAGAACCCAGTTAGAAGGTAAAATCATCACTGGTTTGACCTCAGGTGTTAAGGCAAAGGTTCTGTTTAGTATTTCGGAAGCGAGTTCCGAAAAAGGTTATATTACACTTTACGTTAAGTATATTGAGTCTGGTGGTGATACTCAGACCCAACAAACATTTACAAATAACGAGCAGTTGGTCACCGATAAGGAGATCACCTTTGGAACAACTCTTATTGAGATTGGTTCTCCTTTTGCACAATTGCTGCCTACTGCTGCAATTCAAACAGGTTCTGCTGCTTATGTTCAAGAAGGCGTTTACTTTATCCGAGGGTTCTTTGTAGACGTTCCCTATCAGTATATCCTTCTCGATCAATATGGAACGTCCCCTGCATACAGAATTGGACTCGAAATTCTTGAGTCTATTATCACCCCAGAAGACGACCTTAGTCTTAACGATAACGCTGCTGGAACATCTAACTATGCTGCTCCTGGTGCTCATAGATTTAGAATCACAACCAATCTGATCAAAAAACTTCTTACCGACGAAGCAGATAAAGACTTTATCGAACTGCTTCGTATCAATGGTAATAAAATTGAAAAACTAGTTGATCGTAGCGCGTATGATGAACTAGAAAAGTCACTTGCTCTCAGAACATTTGAAGAGTCTGGTAACTATGTTGTTAATGATTTCCAGATCACCAATAGAGAAAACCTCAACGATGGTTTTAATAATGGTGTTTATGAATCTGGTGAGACAACAGCACAGGGCAATACTGCTACTAGCGAAAAGTATGCAGTTGAGTTTGGTCCTGGCACTGCATATGTAAGAGGTTACAGAATCAAAACTCTGTCACCAAAGTATGTGGATCTCGATAAACCAAGATCCACTAATAGTGCTCAAAACACTATTATTCCTTTTGAACTTGGTAATTACTCAACCGTTGATAATGTTTATGGATTCTTAAACGTTTCTGGTTCTACAATTACCAATGCATATCAAACTTTAGAACTCCGTGATAGATTTACGGCAACACCTGGAGATGCTGTAGGTAATCTGATTGGATATGCTCGTGTTGCTTCTATTGAGCACGTCCAAGATCCAGATACCACATTTGGTAATACTGATGATAGATATCGTTTGCACGTCTTTGATGTGCAGATGTTTACTATTTTGAAATTGTCATCTAACCAAACAGTTGCTGCTGGTTCTGTCATCGTTGGTAAAACTTCTGGTGCTAGAGGTTTCATTGTAAATGCTGTTTCTAACGGTGATGATTTTGAACTCTATCAAGTAGAAGGTGAGTTCCAAAAAGGTGAAATGGTCACTGTTGATGGTCTTGATCAAGATACTATTGCCGAAACGTATACTTATCAATATTCGGATTCTCGTCAAGTTCTTTCTAGAGATGAAACTACAAATGCTGTAGAATTTACTTCTGATATTGTTTTGGATGATCTGGAGCAACTTCAGGGTGCAACATTTACTTATGATGCTACAGGTGGTTCCGAAGATATCACTGGTTTGAACTCTAACTTCTCTGCTGATCTTAGAGCAGGAGATAGAATTTATTTCAATAATACTCAATATGTTGATGTTGATTATGTAGATCCTACAAACCTTTCTTCTTCTAATCCTTCAACCATCTTCAACTTTGCAAATCAAACTGTTAATGTAACCCCTGGTGCTGGTGGTGCTGCTCCTAGTGCAGGAACATACACTGTTCTGATTCGCTATCGTGCTAAATTGAGTGAAACTAACGAAGCAACTTTGCTTGAGCAAATGCCTCGTCCCTATGTTAAGAGTATTTCTGACGAATCTATGATTGTCAGAAGAACTTTTGACGCACAAACTGTTGCTTCTAACTCTATCTCTATTACATTGCCAGAGAATGAGCAATTTGAAGCACTGTCTAATGCAAACTATACATTTACTGTTCTTGCAGGGACAAACGGCACTTATCCTGTAGGTGATCAAATTCCTATTGACACTACTACCAGTGGTAATCTGGGTTACACTACGTTTACATCTTCGGATAGAACTACTATCCAGATGGATAACCTTACAAATATCACTTCTGTAAAAGTTACTGCATCTATTTCTAAGAACGTAACTCAAAGGAAGACCAAATCTCCTCAGAAGATGTTTGTTCTGAAAGCAAACAAGACTATTAATAATCTTGATAAACAGAATTATGGTTTAGCGTATTCTGGTCTGTATGGCACAAGAATTCAAGATAGAGATATTTCTTTAGGTCTTGCAGATGCATACAAGATTCATGCTGTATATGAATCTCTGGATGATAATGATCCAGTCATTCCTTCGATTACTTTAGTTGAACCCACCTTCTTTGCTACAGGAACTATTGTTACTGGTAAGACATCTAAGGCAAGAGCAAGAGTTGTAGATTTTAACTCCAGTAGCTTAAAACTGACAATTGTTTATTTGACAGGTGAATTTATTACTGGTGAAACTGTAGAAGGTAAAGATAGTAATGACACTAATATTAGTGGTATTATTAATGACTCTGAGGGATCTATTGTTAAAGGATCTAAAGTCATTACAGATCGCTATGATTTGATTTCTGGTCAGACCGATTTCATTTATGGTGTTTCTAGAATTGTTCGTAGAAGTGGCGTCGCAACACCAATCAGAAAAATAAAAATTGTTTTAGATTATTACACACACTCAGCGACTGGTGATTACTTCGGTGGTCAATCCTATCTGGATACGAGCTATGATGATATCCCCCTTTATAATAATAAGTTCTTACCAGATTATCTTGACTTCCGTCCTGGTGTTAAGAACCTTTATAGTGGAACAGGAACAGTTTCTTCTCCTGCATTTGTAAATTGTTCTACGTTTGACTTTAAGTCACGAGTATTCCCAACAACAGGAACACCTGCAGCAACTCTCTTTGATATCCCTAAAGTAAATAGCGACTTCCGTTGCGACTTTGATTGGTATCTGCCTAGAATTGATAAGATTTACCTGCTTCCTAATGGTGAATTCCAAATCATTAAAGGTAAACCTGAGGAAGATCCTAAAGAACCCGATGATCTTCAGGATGGTATGCTTTTAGCAACCATGCTTCATGCACCATATGGTTTTGATCCTGTTGAGGACGTTATTGTTATTAGGTCTGAAAACAGACGCTATACGATGCGTGACATCGGTAAACTTGAAACAAGAATCAATCAAGTTGAGTATTACACTTCACTGAACATGTTGGAGTCGGATACTTTCAATACTGAAATTACCGATGCTTCTGGTAAGAGTAGACTTAAGAATGGATTTATTGTTGATGATTTTACCGATCACTCTAAGTCTCAAACCTTCAATCCAGACTTTAAGGCATCTCTCGATTATACTGAGGGATCATGTCATCCGTCACACTATACAACTAACTGCTCATTGATTATCAATGAGTCCCTCTCAACCAATTATCAAAAGACTGGTCCTCTGATCACTCTTCCATATACTGAAGAGAAACTAATCGAACAACCATATGCTTCTCGTGTTGAAAACGTCAACCCATTTAACGTTTTTGCATACATTGGTCGTATTGATCTTGTTCCTGCATCTGATGACTGGGTAGATACAAATCGTCTTCCAGTTCGTGTTACCAATATTGAAGGTGACTTTAGATCAACTCAGGATAGACTGAGTGTTGATCAGAATGGTTTTGCTCCTATTCAGTGGAATGCATGGAGAACTAATTGGAGTGGCACTTCTACTTCATCTAGAACTTGGAGATCTCGTCGTCGTTCTAGTTGGGGTCGTGGTCTTGCTATTGATGCAGCAGTAACCACCACAACAACGTCACGACAGACTCGAAGTGGTATCCGAACCAGAGTTGTTCCGAGAATTGATCGCAGATCTCTTGGCGATAGCACAATTTCTTCCACATCAATCCCCTGGATTCGTTCTAGAAATATTGAAGTTTCTGTTGTAAGAATGAAGCCTAGAACTACTTTCTATGGTTTCTTCGATGGTCAGAAGATTGCCGATTATATGATTCCTAAGATCATTGAGGTTATCAAGAATCCTTCTACTGATAGTAGAACAAACTCTACACCTTTTGTTATTGGCGAAACTGTTACTGGTCAAACTTCTGGTGCGAAACTGAAGATTGCTGCACCAAATGATTACTATAAGTTTAATCCTTATACCGATGCAGACATGCCAACGTCGTATTCTTCTACGACAGACTTTATCAATATTGACACCGAATCTCTTGCTGCTCAAGCAGTAGGTTCGTTCTATGGTAATATCCAAGTTGGTGAAGTTTTAGTTGCAGCATCTGGTGCAACTGCAGTTGTGAAGGATCGTCGTCTTTTGACCGATAGACTGGGACAGTGGAAAGGTTCATTCTTTATTCCTGCACCTCAGGTTGACACCAATCCCCGTTGGTCCACAGGAACCAGAACTCTTAGACTCACAACTAATGAGAATGATTCTAGAACTGCGGGCACTGTTGCATCTGCAGCAGAAGTCGAGTATCAGGCAGCAGGCACACTGAACACAGTTCAGGAGAATGTTCTTGCAATTAGAAATGCTGATCTTGTTCGTGATACAGTTACTCAAGATCGCACAGTTTCTTCTACAAGAACTGAAACCCGTCAGGTTGGTTGGTGGGACCCTCTTGCACAATCTTTCTTGATTGACGAAGAAGGTGGTTCATTCCTTACATCTGTTGATATTTACTTCAACGCTAAGGATGCTAATATCCCCATCTCAATGCAGATCAGAACCATGGAAAATGGTTATCCTACGACTGCTATTCTTCCTTTCTCTGATACTACATTGAATCCTGAGGATGTTCAGATTTCTGAGACTGGTGCGGTTGCAACTAGATTTACTTTTAGAGCACCTGTATACATTCCTCAGTCTATTGAACACTGTTTCGTTCTCTTCTCTGACTCTAACGAATATCAGGTTTGGATCTCTCGTATGGGAGAACTGGATATCTCTGGTGACAGAACGATCTCCGAACAACCCTATGCTGGTGTCTTGTTCAAGTCGCAGAACGCAACTACTTGGACTGCTGACCAATATGAGGATATGAAGTTTGTTGTCAATAGAGCAAGATTTGATAATTCTGGTGCTACTAGAATTACGTTGAATAATGCTCCTCTTGATGTTGGTAATAATGGTAGAATTCGTTTGGCGAATGATGCTATTCAAACTTTCCAACCAGAAATTCAATTAGTATTGAATTCTACTACTCTTCCTTATACTATTGGTGCTAGAATTTATCAAAAGACTACCCTTGCAGAAGGCACTATTGTTGGTGTTGCTTCTAGCACATCAGGTGTTCTTTTGACAATCAATGATATCTCTGGAACATGGGCAGCAGGTTCTAACACTGGTGGTGTTATTACTAATCGTATTGTATCTTCTAAAACAACTGCAACTATGGTTGTTAGTGGTGCATCGGGAGACTTTACTGTTGGTGAAACCATCACAGGTAACAGTTCTACAGCACCCACTGCTGAAGTTGTAACTTGGACCAGTAGCACTAATACTTTAACCCTGAAGTTTGTCTCCACCGATTTCACTCCATCAACTGAGACAATTACTGGTGGTGGTTCTACTACAACAGCAACTGTATCTTCTGTCACTTATTCTGGAGATGCTATCGAATCTTCTGCTGTTAGTGATTCATATCCTTCCACAACTCCGACATATACAACGTCGCAGAGAAAGGTTCGAGTTTCACATTCCAACCACGGTATGCATGACTTAGATAACAATGTTATCATTGAAGGAATTACATCTGAAGTCACTGATACTTATTTGACATCTGCTATTTCTGCTTCAGATACTAGTATCAATGTTAATGACGCAACAGCGTTCCATACAACCATCAATGGTGCAGCAATCTCTGCATCTAATCTTGGATACATTAAGATTAATGATGAAATCATGTCTTATAGTGCAATCAGTTCTAATGGTAAAACAATTACTGTTAACGAAAGAGGACTTGATGGAACAACTGCTGTAGCACATGCTGACGATACTGTTGTTAAATGCTACAACCTCGATGGTATTCCTCTGATTGAGTTGAATAAAACTCACTCGGGTATCTTGAATCCCACTCTTGACAGTTATGATCTCCAAACAAGTTCTATTGCTCGTTTGGGCATTAGATCTGGTGGAGCAGGTATCATTGCAACTCAGAACGTTCAATATGAAATTCTGGTTCCTCAGATTCAAAGAATGCTTCTGCCTAAGACTGACATGACTGCAAGAGTTCAGACAATTACTGGAACTTCTATTAATGATGGTCAAACATTGTCACAGAATTCGTTCAGTAATACTGGTGAGTTCTATGATGTCAATCTCTCTGAAGATAACTACTTTACCAGTCCTCAATTGATTTGTTCTACGATTAACGAATCTTCTGAGTTGAATGGTGATAAGTCCTTCAGAATGGACTTGACTCTCTCTAGCACATCTACGACAGTTTCTCCTGTTATGGATACTGATAGAATGTCTATCACAACTGTTAGTAACAGAATCAATAGTCCTTCTGATCCTAATACTGCTCTGAGTTCGTTTGGTGATGAGCACTCTGCTATTTACATCACTAAAGTTGCAGAACTTGTTAATCCCTCTTCTGCTATCAAACTAATTTTTGCAGGAAACCGTCCTCCGAACACTACGATTAAACCTCTATATAGAGTGTTGCCTGTAGGTTCTACCGAAACTCTTGAGGATAGAGGATTTGAGTTCTTCCCAACTTCAGATGCTACTATTCCTGGAACAACGGACATTGAAGACGAATATAGAGATTATGAATACGAAATTTCTGGTCTGAACTTTACAAAGTATCAAATTAAGATTGTATTCGTATCCAATAATCAGGCATACGCACCTATTATTAGAGACCTTAGAGCAATCGCTCTTGCTGTATAATGAGTAAACTCCCGATTAAAGATTATGATGGATGGTTCAAAGATCAATCATCTGGAGCCATCGAATGTGCAGACACCAATAAATATAATGCATACATGAAGAAATATCGCGCTGGTCTAGAAAAAGAACAGCGCATGGAGACTTTACAAAATGAGGTTTCTGAGTTAAAATCTGAAATGGGTGACATCAAATCACTCTTACTAACGTTAGTCCAAAATTCTGAAAAACATCATGACGATTGAAACTGTATCGCAACCTGATATGCTTAAGCAATTCAAGGAGCGTTTTGCTAAGTTGATTGAAGAAAATCAGCAACTGGCAGCGAAAATCAAAGAAAACGAAACAACTGCTCTAAAACTCCAAGGTGCTATCGAAACCCTGGAATACTATAATCCTCAGGAGGTTGAAACCGCTTCCCATCCCCCTGATGAAGTTGACGAAGTAGAAACTGCAGAATAATATTTGGGGGGCGATAGTCCCCCCTTTTTAATGGCATAAATAACTTGGAAGCATTATCTCTATAGAGTTGTCGTAAAAAATGGCAAATAGAATTCAATTAAGACGAGGTGGAGCCCAAGAGTGGGCAAACTCAAACCCTACCCTTGCTCAAGGTGAGTTAGGTATCGAACTTGATACGG